CAAAGTCTTCGCCGTAAGTGCCATAGCCGGTCAGCGTGCCTTCGGCCTTGGCACCAATCAAACTCATGAAACGTCTGACATCGTCGCGCTTACGCATTGCCACCGCCTCGACGCGGTGGATATTCAGGTCGACTAATAGTGGCAGGACAAATCCGCGGATCTGCTTGACCATTGGTAGCACGGCGCGGCCCCAGTCGTCAGTGCCGAAGGCGAATCCGGCACCGACGCCCTGGCGCTTCTGCACCAGGCCCCACACTGCGATTGGACCGCAGTCAAAGCCCCAGGCGCAAAAAGCAAACAGCTTGTGTCGCATGATCTGCACGGCGAGCTTGCCGATGTCGGTGCCGGCCGCGGTCATCTCTTCGACATCGGCCGCACGCAGGCCTTGCAGCACATGATCGATCATGCCCCGGTCGGCGACCGCGATGTTGATCATCCGGTCTCACCTCCCTGGTAGTGGACGATCAGGTTGGACAGCACCTGCGGGCCGATGTCCTGCGAGCGCAGCCGCAGCGACATGTGAGTGGTGTGGCCGTACAGCTGGATCTTGCCTTGCGGGAACGACGGGCCGTCGAAGATGCCGATGAAGTCCTCGACCGTGGAATCCTGAACATTGAACGCGGCCGATACTTGCCAGGGTACGCCGGAGCAGGTGGCATCGAGCGCGGCAAAGGACTTGAAGGTGGCGACACCCTCGCCGGCGTGGAATGGGAAGATCAGCTCGACCGGGCAATTATCATAAGTCGGACCGATGTCGGAGATGCCGCCGTAGGCGTAGACCTGATTCTTGTCGTCGCGAACCACCACACGGTTCTTGTATATGCAGGCCGCGGTGATGACGAAGCCGGCGTCGTACTCACTCCAAGCCGTGATCTTCGGGCCGGGGAAGGCCGATAGAACGTATATTTTAGATGTCAGCGGCGCGTCAGGTGTGGCTTTGGATCCGGCCATGATGATCCAGAATCTTCCGGTGACCGGCTGCAGCAGCGCGATGGTGCCGCTCATCCAGTCCTGGCCCATGCTGCGGAACAGATCCTGCAGCAGCGGATCCAGCGGCGAGCCGATGTCGGACACCGCCGCGGCTAGTGAAGAGTTTCTAGCGCGGAGCGATCTGACGCCGGACTGCGACAGGTACATCACGTCGCCGGAGCCATACTGCATCACGCTGCGCCAGGCCGTGGTGCCGGCCTGACGCAGGGTCTGGACGTACTGGTTCTTGGTGAAGTCCGGGTCCATGATCCACAGCTGCACCGCGGTCGATGAGAAGATCGCCAGCTTGTCGTAGTACACCTCCAGCGCCACGCTGTCGGACATGTCGCTGTCGCCCAACGAGAGGTCGATGTAGTTGGTGTATTTCGACGGGTCGTTCGGGTTCAAGCCAGACCAGTCACCCGCATTGCCGTTGGCGGAAAAATACAAGATGGAGTTTTCCACCGTGTACATCTTGTTCTTGTAGGTCCGGCAATAGAAGCCGCGCGCCCACGGCTGGTCGACGCCGTCGTAGTAGCGGCCGACCGTGCCGGCAGCGTCCTTCCACAACAGGGTGAAGACCTTGTTGTCGAACAGGTCGTAGTCGATGATTTCAAAGATGGTTGGCGTGGCTTGTCCAAGGACACCAACCGACCAGGTGCCGGACGGCGGCTCGACGGTGTAGGGGCCGTTCGGGCCGAAGGCGTAGAGCTTCTGGTTAACTTCGACGATGCCTTTGCTCAATGGATCGCACGCCCAGAATGGCACGAAAGCCATCCGCTTCTCGATCTCACCACCAGGCGTGACGTGGCAGTTGGTCATCGCCCGCAGCGTTCCGGCCGGCGCGGTCAGTTCGGATCGTCGAAGGTCAAGTCCAGCAGCAAAATCAGTAATTGTGAAAGTAGGGCATGGCCCGGTCCTCCCTAGGTTACGGAAGTCCAGGTTCTGCCGGCTCTCACGGCATCAACAAATCCGGGTATGGGCTTCCACAATTCCATCATCAGCTCGGGATGTAGTCGATGTAGGGGATACGCCGATAAGACTTGTCGGGGTCGATGCCGCCGCGGTGGTTGCCACCCATGTTGTAATTGACGCGCTTGTCGGCGCCCTGGTCGGCGAGAATACGCCGCAGGTAATTCTGCGCCTTGGTCAGCTTCATTGGCGCCGCTTCACTCTTCTGCGTAGCCAAGATCTCGGCGGCGGCGAACAGCACGATCGCCTCGGAATCCAGAATGCAAGTGTCGGTCGGCGCGACCAGCGGGGATAACGGCGCTTGGCCTTCGAATCGCAGCACATAGCCAACCTTCGGTATTGCGCCGGTGTCCGGCGGCGGTGTCGGCAACAGTTGGAATTGCCCGACTGGATTGGTGATCGGCGTAGGGCCGGTGGTATTGATCGATGCCACATTGCCCCAGCGCATCGGCTTGCCGACCCTGGCCGGGCCGAGGTGCAGCATGAATGGCTTGATGCCGTAGGCCAACGGCTCCCAGGCCCCTGCCGAATTTATCTGATCGGGAATGACGGTATCGTAGGTTGCTAAGGTCACATAGACGCGCGTGATCTGGTCGAACGCCATTTGCACAGGGTAGCTGTACAGCGACTGGCCGCCGGTCAGCGGCACGTCGGTCCAGATCTTCAGGTGCTGCCAGTTATAGGCGTCCCACAGCTCGCGCTGCTGCCTCGCCAAAATCAGGTCAAGCGTGTCCTGCGCCTGTACACCCTGTTGGGGGTTGAGCGACGTGCCGGTTTCAGAACGCAGCAGCCGGCGCAGTTCCAGCAGCGTGACACTGAGTGGCACTAACCTGCGTCCTTATGCTCCGGCGGCGGTGGTGTTCGGCGACCGCGTGGTGAAGGCCTAAAGATCGGCTCCAGGTTGGGCTCGGAGCTAGCTTCCACATCCTCGTCATCGCTGCCTGGCGGCGCCACCACGACAGATGGCGTACCCCCGTCGTAGCGTGGCAGGTTCACATCTTCGGTCATCATGTAGTCCATGCGGAACGCCCGCCCCGGGAAACACGCTTCGACAACCTTGCGACCGTAGATGCTGGCAAGTCGGTTCTTCTCTTCGGTCGGCCACACCTCGCCGATGCCGCACGGCATGACGTCCATGACATTCTCGTCGCCGTGGACCGCCTGCAACACTTGCACTTCCGGCCAGGTCACCGGATTGAATTCGTTGTAGATCACGGTGTGGCAATTCTGGCCGGCCAGGTTGATCTTGCAGGTGCAGTACTGAATCTGTTTGCTCATGACTTCTTGTCCGCCGTCGCTGCTTTGACCGCCCACATCGCGGCCTCTTCGTATGCGGTCTGCGCCAGCGCGGCGAGCCGCGCATCGTGCGGTTTCAGATCCTCGCAGATGTCGATCAGATCCGCGGTGTACCGCTTGATCTTGTCGACCAAATTGTCCTGCGACGGGTTGAAACTCTCGCGAACACGGAAGGCACCGATGCTGCCTTGTTTGGCTTGTTGGGTCTGCTCAGCCATTTAACCTCCTGTTGAAGCCGAGGTGAGGGCGGCCAATCTTGCAGGAAAAACCACCGCCACCCCGGCCGTTTCGATCAGGCAATATCCATCACGACAGCGCCGTTAAGACGCCGCGCACAGAGTTGTCCGGTCGAAGTGATCGAGCGGTAGATGACGTACTTGTCGGGTGCCCGCTCGGGTGAATGCTGGTGCCGCCACTCGTCCTGCATGGCAACCAGGTAGATGTCTCGCGAGTCATACCAATAGCAACGCTTGCTCTTGCCGAGCTGATCGAGCGTCGGGTCATACTCGAAGTCGGTTCCCATGTAGGAGATCTGACCGACCGAGATGTCTTTGCCGCCGGAGAAGCCCTGCATCGAGTAGTTGCCGTTGGCACGCAGCTCTGTCTCCAGGGCGGTGAGCCAGTCGGATCCACAGAACCCAGTGTTCGGCTTGGCGCCGTACCGGGTCAGCTGCCGATACTCCTTCTGGAGCAAGGTGATCAACGCACCGCCGTTGGCCGCGGCCGAGGTGATCGGTCCGCCACCCCATGCCGACAGCGCCGGTGTGGCTGTCACAGCTGCACCCATTGCGGTCGTGTAGGCGCGGTTTCTCCACCACGGCTTCTGGCCGCGGTTGATGCCGGCGACAATGCCGGTGGTCGGATCGTCGGTGATAAGTGCCGCCATGCCGGCGAGGGCCTTGGCGTCCGTGGCACCGTTGGTCCACAGCAGGTTGTTCATGCCGCGGGCATACTGCTCGGAGACGTCTTGCAAGGCGTCCTGCAGCAGGCCGACCAGGACGGTATCGTCACGGCCGGAATGCTCGGAGGTGTCCTCCTCCATGCCAGGGCCATCGGTAACGCTGATGCCATCGGACTTCAGTTCCGAGTGCGTCATCATGATGCCGATGTGGTGTTCCTTCCAGGGGAAGATCGCCTGGGTCAGGTTGGCCGGCGTGTAGTAGGTCACGCTGTCGGCCAGCTCATAGCCTTTGAGCTGATCATCGGTGCCGGGCGCGGCCGTGTTGCCGTAATCTCCCTTGACGCTAATGACAATATTGCCCTTGCCGCCCGGGAACGATTTCTTCTTGGACTCCATCGCCGCGAGCAGCGGCTTCTCCTGGATCGCCTCCTGGAAGGCGGTCCCTTTGTTCATCCACCAATCGAGAGCAGCAGTGGTGATATGCGCGAGTAGTGGCGCGGTATAAACAGGCATAGCAGCGGCCCCTTAAATTAGAGGCGCGGCGCTCCTTCGCGAGCAAATCGGACTGCTTCCAGCAGTGTCTTTGCCTCGGGCGCAACGCCTGCGGTTCGACCTGTGCTGCTCGGAACTCTCGATGTCGGACGCCGCTGGGGTGCGACCCAGCCGCGGTACTGCTCGTTGACGCGGCGATACGCCTCTTCGGCGATCTGAATGCCGTGCTCGGGCGACTGCGGCGAGCCTTGCTCACGCACCACAGCCCACATCGTGTTCTGAACGGCGGCTTTTTTGTCTGCGTACCGCGGGTCCGATATCTCTTTGTGAGCTTCCCAGTTGTTGACGGCGTTAGCGACCTTGTTAGCCAGAATTTCCTTTGCCGACGCCTGCTGCTGCTGTTGCAACGTGGCCTGACTACGGACCGCGTTGGTCTGAGCCATAGCCTTGTCCATGCGCTCTCGCGAGTACATGGCAGCAGCCTGTGTCGTCATGTGACCCTGATTGACCTGCTGCTGCAGATCCGGGGGCAATGAAATGCCGAGGTACTCTTCGCAGAGTTTCATGTACGGGCTTACGCCCGCATGAAACCTCGCGAAATCACCGCGGCGCATCGCCGCCATCATGTCCATGCCAAAGACGAAATCATCCTGACCGATGTCATGCTCGCGCATGTACCCGGTTACCTTGGCCGCCATGATAGCGTCCGGCTCGAGCCGCTTAAGCCGCTGTAACTCGCCCGCGAGCTTCGTGCGTTGCGCGTTGAGCTTCTTGATGCGGCGCTGTGCCGTTTTGGAAAGCTTGGCTATTTCTTCAGGTGTCGCTTCTTCCGGCAACTCCGGTTCAGGATCGGACTTGCGTGCAACGCGGGTTGGCGAATCCCCAGTGTCGTTGGCGTCTATGTAATCGCCGCGAAGATCTCCGCGGTTGGATACATCAAGTAGACTGCCACCGGCATCGCCGTCGGTACCTGGCGAAGGTACATTGTCGATCGACTCTACCGCGGTGGGTAGCTTGTCGTTCCCTGCCATACTGAATTCTCCCGGTGCCAATCGGCACCTCTGATCGATACTTACGTCAAATCAAGATCTTTGTCACGGCAGCCCCGGCATCTTGACCTGTGACGGCATCGGATGCGGTCGACCCGGCGGTGCGCCATCCAGTGTGGTCTGGGCATCCGGCGCGCTCGGTGGCGGACCTGCTGAGCCGCCACCAGGCGCGTTGACGGCTCCCTGTGGACCCATCGAAGCTCCCGGTCCGGCGCCGGCCCCTGGCGCGGTCGGTCCGGCGGGACCGGCGCCGGCGCCCGACATCGCTCCGTTCATGGCCACGATCGACGGAAGCGCGGACTTGAAAGCCTCGGTGAGGTCGAGGCGATCGTCCAATCGGCGCAGCGTCTCCTTGGCGAGGAATTCCGGGTCGATGCCGGGCAGCTGGATGAGCAGCGGCATCAGCCGCTGGGCGTTAGAGATCTCTTGCGCCTGGTTCGGCCGGCCCATCGAACCGGCTTCGATCTCCAGCAGGATCTCGTTGGCGATGTCCTGGGCGACCGGCTCGGCGGGCCACACTGCGCCAGGCCCGACGATCTTCTTAACCCGCTCCTGGCTCATTTCACGCAGTAGGATCTGCCCGCCGTTGCGGGCTAGTTGGGTTAACAGGTCGTTCAAGTCGTCGATATTAGAACCCATGCTGGTCATGCGCGAGCCTTCGGCGATCTGCGCCTGGGTCGCGGTGGTGTTCGAGGTGCCGCCTAAGTTGGCTTCCTGAATGCCGGTGGTCCGCAGAATGTCTTCGTAGACCGGACTGACTTCGTAGAGGTTAGGATCCACCCCCGGGCCGGCGTAAGGCTGCAGCAGCTGTTTGATATCCTGGTTCGGCTGCAGCGCGTTGAGCTCGATCACCGCGTTGGCTTCGCGGTTGGTGATCTTGTTGAGGTCTTCTTCATCCAGCGCGCCCGACACCGCGGCGATGAACGGCCGGCCAGCGATGCGCTGCTCTTTCAGGCCTTCGCGGCAGCGATTGTATTCGAGTTGCATGTCGCGCATCAGCCTGACATCGCTCGGCGGATACAGCTCCTTCTCATCTTCAAGGCCGTTGAAGATCAAGCCGTACCAGGGATAGAACCGTTCGTTGTAGATCTCTGGCCCGGCCGGCTCTTTCAAGAATTCGCGATAGCCATCGCAGATGACATAGACCAGACCATCCTTGCGATTGTAGATCTCCCACACCAAGGCGTTAGGATCGCCGCGCGCCTCATCCTTGCTGTTCTTGGTGTTCGACCAGGAGTGCATGGTCGCGGCCGGATCGTTGCTGTCTTCGTCGTCGGATCCGTATTCGGTGCAATGACCGCGGACATCGACGTTGTAGATCTCCTCGATCTCGTCGACCGACAGCAGGTACTCTTCGCAAACCCAATCGGCCGCCACCCAATTCTTGATGTCGATGCACTTGATGTCGGGAATGATCCTAGTGCTCTGCGGGAAATCAAAGGTAAGACCTTCGCGGACCACCGCGCCCTGCTGCTTCTGCAGGTCCGCGACCAGCAACCGGATCTGCTCGGCTTCCTGATCGGTGTCGTCCGTGATGCTGTCGGTGGCATCCGCAGCCAGGCGCTGCAAGGTCGCCAGCCGCTCGTTCATGTCGGCGATGCCCTTCTCCAGATCTGGACGTAGCGCCATGACCCGCTCGTAGCCGAGCTTGACGTAGGAGACGCCGTTGGTGACCGCCCGACGCACGGTCATCTTCAGCATGCCCTTGAATGGATGCGGCTGGTTGTCGACCTCGTAGCTGTAAAGCAGCTCCAAGGTGCGAGCGAGCTTGTCCATCATCAGGTTTTCGTTTTTGACGCGGGCGGCGTCCATCATGATGTCCATGCCGGAGCCGACCGCCTGCGCCACCATCGGTGATCCAGGGGGCACCAGGTTGTTGGCTGCGGCGCCGGCGGCGGCCTGGCCGAGCTGGTCGCCGAGCCGCTGCGGCTCTTGCATCGACCCGGGGATTGGGCCGGCGCCCATACCAGGCATGGTGGCGCCGCCGAGGGCGGCGCCGGTCTGGCCCGCTATTGAGTTCATCGACGGCGACGGCATCGCCGACTGCGTGGGCGCACCGCCGCCGGCCATCAGCATGCCGATGTCGGGAGGTTGCCCGGTCGCCATCGGCATCATGCCCTGGATGGTGTTGCCGATCGCGCCGGTGGCCTGGCCGGCCAGGCCGGGTGGCATGCCGGGCATCCCC